TTCCATGACGGCACCGACTTCAATGCCGAGGCCGTGAAGGTCACCTTCGACCGCGTCACCAACCCCGACAACAAGCTCAAGCGCTACAACCTGTACAAGAACATCATCAAGACCGAGGTGGTCGACGTGCCCGAATGGGGCGGCGCCGTGGCGGTGCGCGAACTCACCGGCACCGAGCGCGATGCGTTCGAGGCCAACCTCGTGCGCACCCTGCCGGACGGCCGGCGCGAGGCCGACCTGTCCAACATGCGCGCCAAGCTCTGCGCCCACTGCATCGTGGACGGCATCACCGGCGACCGCCTGTTCGGTGACGATGAGATTGCGTCCCTGGGCAACAAGTCGGCGGCCGCGCTCGATCGGGTGTTCAAGGCGGCCCAGCGCATCAACGGCATTGGCGCCGAGGCGGTGGAGAAGGCGGAAAAAAACTCCGAGGCCGCCCTGAGCGGCTCTTCTACCTCCGCTTGAGCATGGCCCTGGGCATGCCTGTGCGCACCATGCTGAGCCAGCTCAGCAGCGCCGACCTCACCGAGTACATGGCCTTCGAGCGCATCGACGGCCCCATCGGCGAGGTCCGCGCCGACCTGCGCGCCGGCATCGTGGCAAGCACCGTTGCCAACCACGGCATGAGCCCGCCCAAGTCGCCGCTGCGGCCCATCGACTTCATGCCCTTCGCCAAGCCTGGCGGTGGCGGCCAGATCAAGCTGGCCAACGCAGTCGAGCACGGCAAGCTCTTGGCAAAGACCCTGTTCGGCGGCCTGCTGGACAAGAAGAAAGGCTGACCCATGTCCGCAGCGCTCGGATCACTCGTCGTTGAAGTCGCTGCGAATGTGGCTCGGTTCCAGAGTGACATGGGCAAGATCGCCCAGATCGCTGAAAGCCGCATGCAGCAGGTCGACAAGGCCATGGGCTTGGTCAGCAACAGCCTCAAGGCCCTGGGCGCCGGCCTGGTCATCGGCCTGACCTTCGAAAAGATCAAGGGCCAGATCGACAGCGCCATTTCGTCGGCGGCCGGCATGCAACAGCTGGCCGAGCGCACCGGTGGCACGGTCGAGAAGCTGTCGGGCCTGGCCAGCGTGGCCAAGCTCAGCGGCACCAGCACCGATGACCTGGCCAGCGGCATTCAGAAGCTGTCCAAGGCCATGGTCGATGCCGAGAACGGCGGGAAGAACACCGGCGCCGCCTTCAAGGCCATCGGCGTCAGCGTGGCGGAGCTGAAGGGCAAGCGCGCTGACGAGGTGTTCGAGGTGATCGCGCGCAAGCAGGCCGACTATGCCGACGGCGCCGGCAAGGTGGCGGTGATGCAGGCGCTGCTGGGCAAGAGCGGCGCGAACCTGCTGCCCACCATGAAGGACCTGGCCGAGGCGGGCGACCTGCAGATCAAGGTCACCGCGGCCCAGGCCGCAGCCGCTGACGAGTACGAGAAGAACCAGACCCGGCTGGCTGCCGCGCAGGGGGCGCTCTACAAGATCGTGGCCATGGAGCTGGTGCCGATCTTCAACGTCTGGACGCTGGCCATGATCGACTCGGCCACCGCCAACAACGGGCTGAAGAAGACGGCGCAGGAGCTGGCGCAGGATGGGTCGATTGCCAAGTGGGCGCGCGCCAGTGTCGAGGCGCTCGCCTTTGTGATCGACGGGGCCGAGTTCACGGTGCGCGCCTTCCAGGCCGCCGGCAAGACCATCGGCTACATCGCGGGCGACGCTGCCCTGCAGGTCGAGCTGCTCGCCAACGGGCTGTCGCTGATCAAGGGCAACAGCAGCTTCAAGGACTTCCTGTCCGAGGTGCAGCGCATCGGCAGGGCGCGCGAATCGCTGAAGGACAGCCTGGGCTCCGACCTGGCCGACATCTTCGGCAAGCAGACGTTCAGCGACCGGCTCAAGGCGCGCCTGAACGAGCTGGACGCAGCCAAGAAGGCCATCGCCGGCGGCACCGGACGCAAGGCCGTCGCCTTCAATCCGAACGAGGGCACCGACACCAAGACCCCGGGCGACCGCTTCATCGAGCAGCTGCAGCGCCAAGTTCAGCAGCAGGAGAAGGGCCGCTTCGAAATGCTGCGCCTGGAGGCCGCGCAGAAGGGCGTCAGCGCCGCCGCGGCGCCCTACATCAGCCAGCTGGAGCAGATCGAGCTGCGTCAGGACCGCATCAAGCGCCTGGTGGAGCAGGCGGCGCGCGACGAAGAGCAGCGCGCCAAGGTCACCAGCTTCGTGGACGTCGGCAACGATGCCTCCAAGGCCCTGATCCAGCAAACCGAGATGCTGGCCCTGACCTCGCGCGAGCAGCGCCGGCTCACCGAGCTGCGCCGCATCGATGAGGCCGTGCAGCGCGCCATGGTGGGAGCCACCATCGAGACCCGGGCCGAGCTGGAGCGCCTGGCCGAGACCATGCGCAACAACGTCACCCGCGCGCTGGACGAGATGGACGCCAAGGAGACCAGCTTTGGCACCGGCGCCACCAAGGCCTGGGCCGACTACGCCGACTCTGCGCACGACGCCGCCAAGAACGCCGAGTCGATGATCAGCGGCAGCCTGCGCGCCAGCGAAGACGCCCTGGTCAACTTCGCCAAGACCGGCAAGCTGTCTTTCAGCAGTCTCTTCGGCTTCATGGCCGAGGAATACCTGCGCCAGCAGATCCGCATGGCCCAGTCCGACCTGCTCAAGGACTTCAGCCTGTCCAAGGTCGTTGGCGGCATCGGCGGCGTGATCAGCAGCGTGGCCGGCTTCTTCGGCTACGGCCACAAGGACGGCCTGTCCTACGTGCCTTATGACGGCTACCCCGCCGTGCTGCACGAAGGCGAGCGGGTGCTCACCAAGGCCGAGAACAGCGGTGGCGCCGGCGGCGGCACCGTCATCGACAACAGCGGCCAGATCTTCAACATTGGCCAGGGCGTCAGCCGGGCCGAGATGCTGGCCGGTGCCCGCCAGGCCGCCGCCGACTCCGAAGCCCGCGTCATGCGCCGGCTGCGCCTGCAGGGAATCACCTCATGAACTACGCCTGGCCCACCGCCTGGAAGCCCTGCGCCTTCGAACTGCGGGTGCTGCCCAACACCCGTGTTTTCGTTGGCCCCTACACGCCCAGCGTGCAGACGCTGGACCTGCTGGGCGAGCGCTTCATTGGCCGCATTGACCTGCAGCCCACCACCGACCCGATCGAAGCGGCGGCGCGCGAGGCCTGGTCGGACCGGCTCAAGGGCCCGGCCAACACCTTCAACCTCTGGCACTTCCGCCTGCCGGCGCCGCAGGGCACGCTGCGCGGCTCGCCCACCCTGGCCGCCGGCGTGGCCCAGCTGGCCAACACCGCCAGCGTGCAGACCATCGCCGGCCGCACCGTCTATGCCGGCGACATGCTGGGCCTGGGCACCCAGACCGTGCGCGTCATGGCCGACGCCGTGGCCGACGGTTCGGGCCTGCTGGCCATCGAGTTCCAGCCGCGGGCCCGGGCTGCCATCGCATCGGGCGCGGCCGTCACCTGGGACAAGCCGCTGATCACCGTCATGCTCAAGGCAGCCGACGGCATGCCCACCACCTGGCAGCCCGGCTATGCCGACGGCTGGTCGTTCGAGTTCATCGAGGTGCCGTCCTGATGCGCACCCTCAGTGCCCCTGCGCTGGCCGCCCTGCAGCGCAACCCTGTGCCGCTGGCCCTGCTGCTGGAAATGGACCTGACCAGCCCGCTCAACCTCTGCACGGCCGGCATCGACCTGCTGCTGGGCGGCACCACCTACTACGGCACGCACGGCCTGGGCCGCATCGACGCCGTGCAGGAAAGCCCCGCCGAGATCCGGCCGCTGAAGTTCGAGCTGTCCGGCGTGCCCAGCAGCGCCATCGCCCTGGCGCTGTCCGAGCCGGTGCAGGGCAAGGCGGCGCGCTTGAAACTGGCGCTGTTCGACCCCGACACCTACCAGCTCATCGAGACGCGCCTGCGCTGGCAGGGCCTGCTGGACGCCATGGCCATCGAGGACGGCGCTGCCAGCGCCACGATTCAGGTCACGGCCGAGCACGCCGCCATTGACCTGCTGCGCTCGGCCAGCAGCTTCTACAGCGACGCCGAGCAGCGGCGCCTCAACAGCGGCGACCCGAGCCTGCAGTACATCGCCGATCAGGCTGATGTGCGCATCGTGTGGCCCGCTCGCACCTGGGGGCAGAAGTGACCCACCACGACCCCACCGACATCCAGCCCTGCGGCTGGCGCGATCGCTTCGATGCCCTGGTGGCCGAGCGCATGTCCACGCCCTACGCCTGGGGCGTGCACGACTGCTGCCTGTGGACGGCTGATTGCGCGCTGGCCACCACCGGCGTTGACCATGCAGCAGCCTGGCGCGGCACCTACTCCGACGCGGCCGGTGCCATGCGCCTGCTGGCCGAGCTGGGCGGCCTGGCCGCGCTGGCGGGCCGGGCTGGATACCCCATTCCGCCGCTGACCTGCGCCACTGGAGACATTGGCATCGTCGAGCATGACGTCCGCCAGTCCCTGGCGGTGTGCGCCGGGCCTGTGTGGCTGGTGGCCGCCAGCCAGGGCCTGGCTGCGCTGCCCCTGGAAATGGCTTCGTCCGGCTGGAGGGTTGCCCATGGCTGAGGCCGTCTACGCCGCGCTGGAGTACCTCGGCTCCTACCTCGGCACCGAGATGACGCTGACCGCCGGCCAGCTCTACGGCATCTCGCAGGCCATCGTGGCGGTGGCAGCGGTCTACACCCTGCGCGAGCAGCAGCGCCGCCAGCAGGGTGCGGCGCGGGACGCCTACAACGCCAGCCTGCGCGACCGCTACGTCATGGTGCGCGGCGCCACCGAGCAGCGCCAGGTGGTGCTGGGCCGCCAGCGCGTCAGCGGCCCGGTCAGCTTCATTCAGAGCTACGGCAACGACCGCGAGAAGCTGGTTTTCACCCTGGTGCTGGCCGCCCACGAGTGCGATGCCATCGAGGACATCTACCTTGACGACGAGCGCGTCACGCTGGACGGCTCTGGCAACGTGCTGGCCGTCAACCGCAAAGACCAGTTCACCATCACCACGGCCGGCGCCACCTTCACGCTGAGCAGCGCGCCGGCGGCCGGCACGGTGGCGGCGGTGGTGGCCTACGGCACCACGCAGGTCACGCTGGGCGTGTCGGTCAGCGGCTCCAACGTCACCGTCAGCGGCGCCACTTCCGGCCAGGTCGGCACCGTCACCATCACCTACCAGCCGGCTGTCAGTCCCTACGTAGTCAGCGGTGCCGGCGCTGATCTGCAGCAGACCGTCACGCTTGACGGCAGCGGTTCGGCCAGCGTCACGCTACCAGGCGTTCCGGTTACCGGTAGTGTCAAGGTTCTTTTCGTCAGCTACGGGTGGAATGAGTACAACCAGAGCGGCATGCCGAATGCCGACCTGACATCGTTTTCCAGCGTGGCTGGCTCGGTGGTCACGGTGGCCGCTGATGGCGCCTATGCGGGGCAGACCGTCACCGTGTCCTACCGCACCGCGGCGCCCATCAGCAGGATGCGGATTCGCAAGTACCTGGGCGCGCCCGGCCAAGCGGCCGATGCGGCCATGGTCGCCGCGCTGCCGGGTGTCTGGACCAGCGCCCACGTCATGGCCGGACTGACCTACCTGGCCATCGAGTGCGATTACGAGCCCGACGCCTTCCCGAACGGCTTGCCCAACATCAGCGCGGTGGTGCGCGGCGCCAAGCTGTACGACCCCCGCACCAGCACCACCGCCTGGAGCGAAAACCCGGCGCTGATGATGCGCTACGTGGCCACCAGCCCGCTGCTGGGCAAGCAGGCCACCGGCGCAGTCAACGACGCATCGATCTCTGCCGCTGCCAACGTCTGCGACGGCTCGGCCAGCTACGTCGTCAACGGCCAGACCTACGCCCGAAAGCTCTACACCGCTGGTCTGGTGGTCAAGAGCGGCACACGATCCAAGGATGCGCTGGACGATCTGGCGCTGGCCATGGCCGGCCGGTGGTGCTTCATCGATGGGCAGATGCGCGTGCGCGCCGGCGCCTACAGCACCCCGCTGCAGACCCTGACCGACAGCTGGCTGGCTGGCGGCCAATCCATCCAGGTGTCGCGGCCAAACCGGCAGGACGTGTTCAACGTCACCTCGGGCCGGTTTGTGGACGAGCAGCGCGACTACCAGGCCCTGGACTACCCGCGCGTTTCCAGCTCGGCCTACATCGCGGAGGACGGTGCCGAACTGACGATGGACGTGCAGCTCAACGCCGTGACCTTCGGTGGCCAGGCCCAGCAGGTCGTGGCCGCCATGATGCGCGACGCCCGCCAGGGCCTGCGCCTCACGCTGACCTGCAACATGCGCGCGTACCCGGTGGAAGTGTTCGACGTCATCAACGTCACGCTCGATCGATTCGGCTGGACGAACAAGCCGTTCGAGGTGATGGACGTGTCGTGGACGCTGGACGGCGGCATCCAGCTGCAGCTGAAAGAGACCAGCAGCACCACCTGGGCGCTGGGCACCAGCTTCGCCGCGCAGGATCCGGCGCCGAACACCCAGCTGGCCAGCCCGTGGTACGTGCCGGCGGTCACCGGCCTGACTGCATCCAGCGGCACGGCGCAGCTGCTGGTGGCCAGCGACGGCACGCTGATCAGCCGCGTGCGCCTGGTCTGGGACGCCATCACCGACCGGCACGTCGTCAGCGGCGGCGGTGTTGAGGTTCGATACGGCAGCGCCGGCCAGGCCGAAAACGACTGGCAGACCGTTGTGGCCCAGCAGGCCCAGTCCAGCGTGTACCTCACCGGCGTGCGCGACGGCCAGGTGCTGCTGATCAAGGCGCGCGCCTTCAACGGCTTGGTGCGCGGCGCCTGGTCGCTTCCAATCGTGCATGTGGTGGTGGGCAAGTCGGAAGCGCCAAGCAACGTCGCCAGCCTGGCCTGGGCAGTAGAGGACTTCGGTGTGCGGCTGAGCTGGCCGGCCGTGACAGACATCGATGTCGCCGGGTACGAGCTGCGGGTTGATGGCAGCAGCTGGGAAAGCGCCGCACTGCTGGCCCAGGTGTCCGCCACCAACTGGCTGTGGCAAGTGCAGACCGTCGGCGCCCGCACCGTGCGTATCAAGGCCGTGGACACCACGGGCCACTACAGCACCACAGCCGCCACGGTGAACGTCAGCGTCACTGCACCCTCTGCGCCCACGCTGTCGTATGCCCTGGAAGGCGAGAACGAGCTGCTGTCGTGGACGCGGCCGGCGTCCGGCTTCGCCATCGACCGCTACGAAATCCGCTATGGCGCCACCTGGGCGGGCGGCACGCCGGTGGACTCTGCAAAGTCGGCTAGCTATCGCCGCAGGGTCGACTACGTGGGCGCGCGGCGGTACTGGGTCGCCGCGATCGATGCCGCCGGCAACACGGGTACGGCCGCATCGATCGATGTCACCGTGACGGCACCCGGCGCCGTCACCGGCGGCCGCAGCGAGGTGGTGGACAACAACGCGCTGCTGTACTGGGGTGCCCCGGCCACCGGCAGCTTGCCCGTCGACCGCTACGAGGTGCGAAAGGGCAGCAACTGGGCGGGCGGCACGCTGGTCGGCAGCAACGGCAACAGCACCTTCACGGCTGTGTTCGAGCAGGCGGCCGGCAGCTACAGCTACTGGGTGGCCGCCATTGACTCGGCCGGCACCATCGGCGCGCCGATAGCCATCACCGCGACCATCAGCCAGCCGCCCGACTACGTGCTGCGGGCCGACTACAACGACGACTTCAGCGGCATCACCCTGTCGGGCATGTACTTGGAGGGCGGCCGGCTCTATGGCCCATCCCTGGGCGAGACGATCCAGACGCACTTTGAAAGCCGCGGCTGGGCCACGCCGAACGACCAGATCACGGCCGGCTATCCGCTGGTATTCGAGCCCGGCGGCGCCAGCGGGTACTGCGAGCGCACCATGGACTACGGCGCCGCGCTGCCGGCCACCATCATCACCGTCACGCCGTCGGTGGCCACACTCAGCGGTGCAGTGACGATGACCGCCCAGGTGTCCTACAAGGCACTGTCCGGTGACCCGTGGATTGACGCTGCATCCGGTGCGCTTCAGGTGCTGGCCAGCGGCTTCCGCTACGTCAAGGTGCGCTTGACCTTCACGGCCACCGGCGACGACTTGGTGGAAGTGCAGGGCCTGAACATCAAGCTCAGCGGCAAGCTCAAGACCGACTCGGGCGCCGGGTCTGCGGTGTCCACCGACAGCGGCGGCACCACGGTGGCATTCGGTGTCAGCTTCATCGATGTTTCGAGCATCGTGGTGACGCCGGCCGGCACCGCGGCCCGCTACGCCATCTACGACTTTGTGGATGCGCCGAACCCCACCAGCTTCAAGGTGCTGTTGTTCGACAGCGCCGGCAACCGCGTCTCTGGCGCTTTCTCCTGGACCGCACGAGGCTACTGATGAGCATCGATTTCAACAAACCGGTCAAGACCGACAACTACGACACGGGCTTCCTGTCCACCGTGCGTGCCCACGTAGTTGCGCTGGCCATGATGGGCGACCCGACTGACGCCGGCGCGATGACCAACACGCCCACCGGCGCGCGGCGCTTCAACGCCAGCACTGGCGTGTTCGAGCGCTTCAACGGCAGCGCGTGGGTTGAGCAATCCACCAGCTATCTCAAGTCCGCCACGGCCGCCAGCACCTACGCGCCGCTCACCGGCGCCGGCACCAGTGGCACCTGGGGCATCAGCATCACTGGCTCAGCCGGCTCGGTGGCCTGGACGGGTGTCAGCGGCCGTCCGACGGCACTGTCCGCCTTCACGAACGACATCAATGCCAGCATCGCGCCCACATGGGCCAATGTCACCGGCAAGCCTACGGCCGTCAGCTACTTCAGCAACGACGCCGGCTACATCACCACCGCTGCGCTTTCGGGCTATGCGCAGCTGGCCAGCGGTCCCGTGTTCACCGGGCAAGTGCGCGGCAACAGCGGCACCAAAGGCCTGGGCGCCATCACCGTCACCACCACCACCGGCACGCCCACGGGCGGCGCTGACGGTGATTTTGTGTTGGTGTACTGACCATGGCCGAGACCTGGTACAGGGACGGCGGCACCTGGCGCAAGGCCAAGGAGCTGCACTACCGAGACGGCGGCACCTGGCGGAAGCTGAAGGAGGCCTGGTACAGGGATGGCGGCGTGTGGCGCAAGGTATTCAGCGGGGCCACGGTGGCCATCCCTGGCATCGTGCTGGGCGACTCACACACCGGGCCTGCGGCGGTTTCGTTCTTGATGTACGCCGATGGCACTATGGCTGCCACAGGTGCCAACAGCGCGTTGGATGCACCGACCTGGCTGACGCCTGTAGAGGCGGGTGTGGGGGCAGGCTACTGGGTTCGGCTGACCGTCACGAGCGGCGCGACGCCATCGGGATCGAGTGCGGGCACATGGATCAGCCTGGCAGCTACGCTGTCGTGGTCATGGACGCGATCGACAGTCGGGTCAACGACGGCCGTGGTGACGTTGGAGATTGCCTCCGATGCCGCCGGGGCCACCGTGGTGGCCAGCCGCAGCGGAATCCCTGTGACCGTCACCCGGGAGCCGTGAGCATGCCCATGCGCCCACTCAATAGCGCCGAGGCCGCCGCCATCGACACCGGCCATGTCGTGCATGCGGTCGACGCCGCCGGCGCCTATCTGGGCCTGCTGCCTGCCGTGCAGGCGTCTGCAGTGGCCGCCAGCGCGCCGCCACCTGGCGCATGGCTCTGGTCTGCCGGCCAGTGGCAGCCGGCGCCGCCCACGCTGGACGAGCTGAAGGCCGCCCGTTGGGCCGCCATGAAGGTCCGCCGCGACGAGCTGCTGGGCGGCACCTTCAGCTGCGGCGGCCTGGTGTACGACATCAACGCTACCAACATCACCGGCGCCACCGTGCGCGCCATGCGCGCCCAGGCGGCCGGCGAACCCTATGCGCAGACCTGGGTGCTGGCCGACAACACCACCACCACGCTGGACGCTGCCGGCATGGTGGCCGTGGGCGAGGCCTGCGCCGCCGCCGTCAACGCGCTGTGGGGCGTGAGCATCGCCCTGCGCGCGCAGATCGAGGCGGCCACTACGGCTGCCGAGCTACAGGCCATCGACTGGCCGACCTGACACACCACCACCAAAGGACCCATCGTGACCATCCAACTCAGCACCACCCTGCGCAACGCGATGGTGGGGCAGTACGAATCCACCATTGGCACCACGCCAAAGCTGCAGCTCCGCACCGGCGCCCAGCCCGCCAACGCCGCTGCGGCCGACAGCGGCACGCTGCTGTGCGAAATCACCCTGCCCAGCGACTGGATGGGCGCGGCGTCTGCCGGCGCCATCGCGCTGCTCGGCACATGGTCCGGCACCGGTGCTGCGGCCGGCACGGCAGCGCACTACCGGCTCAAGGACAGCACCGGCACCACCTGCCATGAGCAGGGCAGCGTCACCGCTACCGGAGGTGGCGGCGATCTGACGCTGGACAACACGTCGATTGCTGTGAGCCAGGCGGTGAGCGTCACCAGCTGGACCCGCACGCAAGGGGGTGCGTGACATGGCCACCTATGCCGAACTGCTGGCCATCGCCAACACCGCCGACGCCTTCAAGCAAAAGGTGCAGGTCGCCTGCATCGTGGCCTGCGACGTGATCCGGGCCGAGCCCGCCGCCACCACCAACCACCCCGCCCGCCTGTCCTGGGCCCGCGCCACGCTGCAAAACCCCAGCGGCGCGGCTGCGCAAATGGTGTGGGCTGTGTTGGCCCAGAACCGCGCTTTCACGGCGGCGCAGATCACCTCGGCGGACGATGCGACGGTGCAGACGGCCGTCAATGCGGCCGTAGACCTGCTGGCGGTGTGACATGGCAAAGACCCAAGCTGCAACGGCCATCATCAGCAGCGCCAGCAATGCGGCCGGCGCCACGACGCGGGGGCGCATCGACTTGACCGCAGTGGATGGCGGCATCATCACCCTGCGCATCACCAACGGCGGCACCGGCCCCACCGTGCAGTGCGAGGGGCGCATCCTGGTCGCGCACAAGCAGACCAGCATGCCGGCAGCAGCATCGGAGGGCACTGCCGACACCGACTGGAAACAGGTGTACGTCATCGGTGGCGGCTCCACGGCCAGCGCTACCACGCGCGGTGTGTACCGCTTCGGGCCGGAGGTGGCCTATGCCGAGGTCGAGATGACCGGCAACACCGGCCAGGCCGTGACGGTCGAGGCCCACGCCACCACTTACGTGTACTGACCCATGGCACTGCGCCAGATACTGCTGCCGAGGGACAGCCAGCCGCAAGAGGCCTTCGGATTGGCGCCCGGTGTGGACTACGCCACGTCGGGCCTTATGTCGTCCGGCGCGGCGCTGGGCGTCGTCGGCTCGCCGTTGCCCATTGCGGTGGTCACGGATCGCGGCATCGCGTGGTCGTTCATCGGCACCGGCGGGAGCTATGTCGGCGGATCGGCGGATGCCGCCGACCTGTTCGGCAGCAGCGGCAATGCCACCGTGCATGTCTTGGCGCGGCGCAAGACGACCAGCTATGCATTTTCCCTGGTCGGCCGGGGCGATGCCACCAACCGAGGATGGTCAATCGGGTGGGCCGGAAGCTCGGGCGGTGCTGTCCTCTACGGCACGGTCACGCACGGCACCACCGACTGCAAGGTCACGACCACAACCGCTGCGGCGGCGGGCGCGTGGCAGCTGATCACGATGCGCATTACCGGCGCGCCAACCGTCGCTGGAGCGCTGCAGCTTTTCATCAACGGCATGCCTGCGGGTGGCACGTCAACGGCCGCCGCTGGCGCCCACCTGACCGACTCGACGGTGCCATTGCGGATCGGCTCTGCCGCCTATGGGGCATTCAGCGGATACGCCAACGCATTCGAGGGCGAGGTCGCGCTCTTCGCGGCGCACCGCTACGCGCTGAGCGATGCGGAGATTGCCGCCATCGCAGCGAATCCCTGGCAGCTGATCGAGCCGCAGCGCCTGGTCGTGCCGGCTGCGGCAGTAGCCGGCAGTTCCACCGGCACCAGCGACCAGACCGTCACCCTGTCGGGCACGGCTACGGGCACGGTTGCCACGGCCGGGTCGTCGGCCGCATCGGTCGGCCTGACAGGCACCAGCGCCGGCAGCGTGCGGGTGGCGGGTGCATCGGACCAGGCCATCGCCCTGGCCGGCACTGCCACGGGCGCCGTGCCCATCGGCGCCAGCAGCGCGGCAACCATGGCCCTGCTTGCAGCGTCTGCCGGG